CGCCAGCACCACTAGTAGCCCCTGAACATCGACCACCACCACCGCCACCTTTAAGCGTTGTTCCACCTGCTTGACCAAGCCAAGTTGAGATATCCAAACCTGCACCACCAGCGCCGCCAAAACCTGTTGCACCACCCGGGCCGCCCGGATAGTTTCCTGCTTGACCAACAGCACCAGCACCGCCGCCGCCGCCTGCACCTGCTGTAGAAGTGTTTGGGCCTGCACCCGCACCGCCGTTATTACCCTGACCTACAACAGCGTTTGTTAGTGCGCCTAACTCTTGACTATTACCGCCGCCCGAACCGCCTACACCTAATGAAGTATTGCCGCTGTCATAAGCCCAACGGGTATTGCCACCACCTACAGCAATAGGTGCAACAGTAGAACCAACCGTAACGCTTCCTATGGTGCTATCGAAACCACGAACGCCAGCCGCGCCGCCTGCACCAACATCCACGGCCAAAGTCGCAGCGTTAAAATAAACGGTAGAAAGTATTACTCCGCCAGCGCCGCCACCACCATAATTGTATGCACTGCTTGCGCCGTAACCACCGCCGCCGCCACCAACTAGAAGAACATCAAACAAACCAGCCTTAGAAACAACCAAATTGCTGTCGGATGTAAAAGTAAGCAGTGTGTAGGCTACGCCGCCAACCGTAATGCTCGACGAGCTGCCGCCTGTTGCTGTTCCATAACCAGTACCGCCACCGCTAAAAAAAATAGCAGCACTAGCACTAGTAAAATAAAGCGTGCCACCCCCCCATTGTGCCAACGCTAAAGAGCCAGCGGTTGTGACCGTTGCTGTGCCAGCCGTAATTGTGCAAGTGCCAGCACCAATGTTTTGTATAAAGAGTGTGTCGCCAGCAGCAAAGAGCGAAGTGTTCACGGTGATCGTGGTTGCCCCGGCATTGCTCATCACAACTCGAGTGCCTTTGTCAGCTGCTACAAGCGTGTAGGACGCTGTTTTGTTGCTGACAGTCTGGTTGTAGTCGTTGGCTTGCAACGCGTCCATTTGGGCTGCTGTTAATACTTGCCCTGCTGTGAAGTCTTGTATTGCCATAAGTGCTCCTTATCCTAAGACATTTTCTTCATCTATGCGACCATACAGGATGTCGTCCAAAACTAGCTCAAACACAAGCGTGGTAGGTGAGGTAAACAGGGTAATCCTGTGGCCTGTAGACAGGTCAATCTCATGTTGGATGCCCTCGATGGCTAGTTCTTGTGCCAGTGAGGTGATCGTGTTGCCACTGCTAAATGACTTTTCAATGGTGACGGTATTGCCAATCTCGAGGACTGCCACAGTGTCACGCTGGGCATCAGTCAGGGATGCAAACAAAGTTGACACATTGGTGTAGCGCGCCTCTGGCTGACCTACGAGCAGGTAGTTGGCTAGGTCAAGGGCTGCTGTGTCGTTGTGGACTAGCGCGTCTGAGATGGCGGTGGTCTGAATGAAATAGGTGGCCTGCGAGGTCAAGTCCTCGGCGATCTCTGGGGTAGATGCGCCAGCATGCTGCACCGCTGCCCTGTTAATAACCTGATTGGCCTCAAAGCTGATGCCCACGTTGTCGTAAGGAATTGCTGTGCTGTCATCGTGGAAGTCTGCTACCGACGCGGACAACGTAGTGCCGACTCGATCTTGGAATGTGAACACCCCGTCACGCGCACAGAATATGCGGCCCTGCACACTCTCGTTAATCTTTGCCATGTACGCGGCGACCGATGTGCCGTAAGGGACGGTGTAAGCAGCTGCGCCGCCAAGCGTGATGGTTGAGGTTTCTATGCTGCGTTGACCTACGCCAGTAAAAGCGTTTACCTCAGGCAAGTCTAAGACTGCTGCTACTCGAGCGCTGGCTAATTGCTCGGTTACATTAAACTCGTCCATGTAGGTTTGGCTAAGCAGATAAAAGTCATCAGCGCAGGACACACTGACTGTATCGAGGCCGCCCAAATTGAAATTATAAGAATAATCCACGATGTAGCCGTTAAACAGTTCCTCGCCTTCACGACTCAGGATTACTTTACGCATAGGGGCTAGACCCGGCACAGCTTGAGCGGTGTCGTAATACGGTGACTGGGTGTCAAACGGATTAAAGATGCCGCCAGTAAACGTGTCGTTAAGATCAAAGCTCATTGTGCCAGCGGTGAACTGATCGCCGATGTCTCGACGGCCTCTGAACACGCTGATGCCTGTAGCGCCGTCAATAACGGAAGCAAACTCTGTCGTACCGTCCAGCACATACTCGGTGTTATCCAGCACACCTTTGTCCACGTCATCAAGAACAAAAGCGTCAACAAGGAAGCCTGTAGCGATCGTGAGATCGTAAGACCCTGACTGGACGATCGTTGCAGCCATCAGGCGACCTGTATTTGTGCTGGGCCGTCCACTCGGTTCATGGCTTTAATGCTGTTTACTACAGCGCGACCGATGTCTGCTGACGTGGCTAGACCGCCGTTGACATTGACTGTGATCGGTGTGCCGCGCTCAACCATGAACTGATCAAAGAGGCTGGAGAAGTCGCCAGCGTTGCCTGTGATGCCGTAGTTGCCGCCCATGTTGCCTGCATAATTCTTGCTTAGGTCTAAAACGCTTGAGGACTTGCCAGCGCCGCCACCAGCAGCTGGGGCTGGCGCTACTAATGCCGACTCAATCATTGCCATAGGGCTTGAGCCAATAGAGCCTGTGCCGCCTTCACGCGCAAAGCCCGAGCCTCGAGCAGCTGGGGTGTCTAGTTCTGGCAGTGCTGTGTAGTCAAGCATTGGGACTAGCGGTATGAGGTCAATGCTGACACCCGGTATTACATTTAGCGCGTTAATTAGTTGGTTCAGTCCAATGATCGCGGCGTTAATAATTTGGTTTATGCCGTTGGCAACTACCTTGACCGAGTTGTACACGCCGACCGCAAACTGCTTAAACGGCAGCATAAACTCGGCAATTGCTCGAGGGCCTTCGCGGTACAGCTCGTACAGCGCGGCAAGGGTAATCATTACTACGCCTAAGCCTTTAGCAAGCACACCAGCCGATAGCGATACCGTGGTAAATGAGCCTGCTAGAACAGCGTTGGCTGCCGTAATAACGATCTGTAAGGCGTTGTAAGCCTTCATAGCGATATTGGCTGTCACAATGGCTGCTGTCATTGCTGCAATAGCGCCTATAACGATAAGCAGCGCCTTGGTGTTGTCTTGCAAAAACGTCGTAAAGTCCAGGACTAGCGGCAGCAGTTTTTCCATGACGGGAATAAACGCCGCGCCGATGCTCTCCTTCAGTTCGTCCATTTGGATGCCAAAGTTCTTTAGACCGCCTTCAGCACTATTGGCAAAAGTCTCAGCAGCACCGCCCACCGAATTGTTAAGTGCCTGCATGATCTCATCTGCGCTTGACGACGAACTAATCACGCCCTTTAGCGATGGGTCAAGTTTGATCAGCGCAGTGGTTTGGCCTGCAAGAGCTTTAGCGACCGCGACGCTAGCGGTCTCCATGTCAATGTTTTTGGCTGTAGCCAGATCGGCAGTGACTGCCATTGCTTTCTGTGATAACTCAAGCGATCCTGTAGCGCGCACAAGGTTTGCCAAGGCTGGGCGCAGCTGATCGTCAGCCATTGCGGTCTGTTTGCTAAACGCGCTGATTGACTGCTCTACTGCTTTGATCTGTGCATCGGTTGCCTGTGTTGTTACGCGTAATTGGCGAGCCAACTCAAGCTGTGCCGCTTCATCTTCCATTGCTGCTTTAGTGGCAAGACCAATGCCAGCAGTTAAAGCACCAAGCGCAGCCGTGGCAGGCAGAAAAGCCTTCTTTAATGCGAAGCCTGTCTTTGCGCCTACGCCGTCAAGCTGCTGAAACTGTTTGATGGCTTTGTCAACGCCGCCGCCTTGGAACTCGCTAATGATGGGGATTGACAATGCCATTAGTTCAGGTCTTTCTGTATTTGGTTAATGGTCTTGAGCACCATGTTTTCCATTTCGGACTCAATGCCACGTCGCGCCTTGTACACCGCTGGCCCGATCAGTCGAGTCCTACCCGGCATCGCCATCGCAAAGCCGCGCTCACTGCTTACCGAGTCAAGCGACGTGCCTAAACGGTTTGTATCTTTACGGCCTGCACTCTCAAACACTGCTGTCGCAGGGTTCTTTTGCTCAATCAAAATTACGCCGACAGCATTGCGCCTAGTATCAAAACGCATCTTTACACCAGACTGTGCGCTGGCAATAGTAAACGGGAATATCTTGCGCCCTCGATCAGACCACTTGCGCGCCATACCTGACAACGGAAACTGGCTGTATGCGAGTTTTGCAGCCTGGATTGCTGGCTGTGCGATCGCTGTCGCCTCGGTCTTGAAGTCTTTTTGCAGCTGTGGGTCAATCTTGCGCAGGGCGTTAATCGTTTCTTTAAGACCGACTACTTCGACGCTGTGAGAGACAGGCATAACTATCGCTTCTTGTGCATCTGCTCGAGCACATAGGTGACTGTGTTCAGGTCTCGCATAGTGAACTCAATCTCCTTTGGCCAGAAGCCTGTTAACGCTAGGACTTCGCAGAGGCTTCGCCGCCAAGTCCCTCGATGAAAGGGGTCTCGTCTGCTACCTCGTTGATAGGTGTAATGGTCATG